TAGTGCAGGATAGAGTACGTGGGTCTATGAGTGAGTTCCCTTATGCAGCACAGAGTTTCAACATACATGGTATGGTATATGCCGCGGCAAGGGAGCCGGGAGAACTGGCGGTGTATGAGCGGTTGCTGGAAGAACGGAAGGCCAAAGCGGAGGAAATCAAGGTGCAGGTGGAAGCCTGGCTGAACACAGTGCCGCAGAGAATGCAGCGGATCATTAAGTATAAGATTTTTGAGGGGAATACATGGGCAGAGACAGCTTCGAGGATAGGGAGGAAAGCCACTCCCGATGGTATACGTAAGGAGTATGAAAATTTTATGAAAACAGCATAAAGTTTTTCCGTTTTTTCCTGTTTTTCCGTTTTGGAAATGTTATAGTATAGACTGGAAGATCTGAAAACAGATTTCCTCCCCCCAATTGACTGCCTCCGGCTTTTACCGGTCGGCGGCTGAAGCGCCGGTATCCATGGATACGTCCGGCAACGCGCGTTAATAAGGTTGATACCACCTGACTTACTGCTAAGCTGCAGCGACAAAGGTATCCGTCTAACAGTTTGCCGAGTTTTATGTCCCCACGGACGAGGGATTAAAACCGGCTCGTCAGGACAGAGCCTCACGGAGAAGGCGCGTAGGAAGAGCTTGCCGAAGTAGACTGGGTTCGACTCCCAGTGTCCTGAATTTTCTCCTTTTGAAGAGTCCTTGCAGAGATGTGAGGGCTTTTCTTTTACCCAAAAACGAAACGAATGAGAGGTGGTGGTGATGGCAAGGCCGAGAAGCCCGAACAGGGACAAAGCCTGTGAATTATGGCTGAAAAGTGGAAAGAAACGTCAGCTTAAAGATATAGCAGCGGAACTGGGAGTATCAGAGGAGCAGATCCGGAAATGGAAGAATCAGGACCAATGGGATAAAGTAACGTTACCTAATGCGAAAAGTAACGTTACCAATCATAGAAATAAAGGTGGACAGCCAGGAAATAGGAACGCTGTCGGCCATGGCGGCACCGGACCGCCGGGAAATAAGAATGCAGTCACTACGGGAGAGTTTGAAACTCTCTTTTTTGATACCCTGGAAGACGATGAGAGGCTGCTGATCGGCATGATCCAGCCAGATAAAGAGAAACTACTTTTTCAAGAGATCCAGCTCCTGACAGTCCGGGAGCGCCGGATGCTGAAACGAATTGAAGATTTGCGGGACTGCGATTTCACGACAGTTAAAAAGAAAAAGGGAACAGAAAAAGATAAATGGACAGATTTAAAAGAGGATCAGGCAGTCCTGGGGCAGATCCAGTCCATTGAAGATGCATTGACCCGTGTCCAGGGCCGAAAGCAACGAGCAATTGAGTCCCTACATAAATTCGGTTTTGATGATGCACGCCTGGAAATTGAACTTATGAAGGTGGAGCTGGCAACTCTGAAAATTGGAGGCCAGGAAGCAGGGCAGGAAGATGATGGGTTCCTGGCAGCACTGAATACAGAAGCCGAAAGTCTTTGGGAGGCAGGAGCCGATGACAATTAAAGAGCATATTGCCAGTATGAAGGAGAAACTGGCTCGGCTGAAAGAAAAGCGGGGAATTCTCACAAAAGTACAGACTTTCAAGTTCCAGCCATTTTCACAGAGACAGAAACAGATTCTTACCTGGTGGCTGCCCGAAAGCCCGGTGAAGGATTATGATGGCATTATTGCCGATGGTGCTATCCGATCAGGTAAAACCATCTGTATGTCTCTGTCATTTGTCTTCTGGGCGATGAGCACATATAACGGTCAGAACTTTGCCATGTGCGGCAAGACCATTGGCTCCTTCCGGCGTAACGTTCTCTTTTGGCTGAAACTGATGCTAAAAAGTCGTGGATATCGGGTATCAGATCATCGGGCAGATAATCTGATGGAAATCAGCCGCGGCCAGATAACGAACTACTTTTATATCTTTGGTGGCAAGGATGAGCGCAGCCAGGACTTGATTCAGGGTATCACACTGGCCGGCCTCTTCTGCGATGAGGTGGCACTGATGCCGGAGTCCTTTGTCAACCAGGCAACCGGCCGGTGCTCGGTTACTGGTTCGAAGTACTGGTTTAACTGCAATCCGGACGGCCCATATCACTGGTTCAAGGTCAACTGGATTGATAAGGCCATCGGTTATCTTGGTAAGAAAAAAGTGGCAAAAATTCGGGAAGACGCAGCTAAGACAGGGGCTGATCCGGCGCTCAAGAAACTGCTGTATGTCCATTTTACGATGGATGACAATCTGAGTTTATCGGAGGAGATTAAGGCCAGATACCGCAGTATGTATACCGGGGTATTCTTCAAGCGGTATATCATGGGCCTGTGGGCAATGGCCGAGGGCATTATCTATGATATGTTCGACCCTGCCCGAAATGCAACGGACACAGAAGCGCTGGCGGTGTCCTATAAGGCAAAGACAGGACATGATTTCTGGACAGATGAGCGGTACGTTAGCTGTGATTACGGAACCCAGAACCCTACGGCCTTCTTGCTGTGGAATAAGGCTGCCGATAAGAAATGGTACTGCCGGCGGGAATATTACTACTCAGGCCGCGACAAGGGGAGGCAGAAGACGGATAAGGAGTTCTCCGATGACCTGACAGCCTGGCTTGACGGTATTGCAATTAAGGCAGTTATTCTGGATCCGGCAGCTGCCAGCTTTAAGGCTCAGCTGGAGAAGGACGGTTATAAAGTAAAAAAAGCAAAAAATGATGTTTTGGACGGAATCCGGTTCGTGGCCACGCTGCTGCTTCAGGGTTCCATTTTTATTGATTCCTCCTGTGACAACCTGATTAAGGAATTTGCTTCCTACATCTGGGATGCGAAAGCCGGGGAGCGCGGAGAGGATAAACCAGTAAAGGAACACGACCATGCATTAGATGCTCTGCGGTATTTCTGCATGAGCATAATTAAGAATCGAACAGGGATCCGAATTATGAAATAGAGGTGAGAGAAATGGAAATGGAAGTTGTAAAAAAACTGATTAAGAAGTATACGGCGGGGCACGGTGCTTTTCTTGCTAAGGCCAATACTGCGGACCGGTATTATCGGAACCAGACGGATATCTTACTGGAGCCGCCTAAGAAAAGAGAAACAGAGCAAGGAGAGAACCCGCTGCGGAATGCAGATAACAGGATCCCCCTCAACTTCCACGGTCTCCTGGTCAATCAGAAAGCGTCCTATATGTTTACAGCGCCGCCTCTGTTCGATCTGGGCGATAAGGCATCTAATAAAGCATTGACGGCGTTCCTGGGGGATAAGTATGCTAAGACTTGCAAGGATCTCTGTGTAGAGGCTTCCAACGCTTCTGTAGCATGGCTACATCTTTGGAAGGACAGAAATACGAAGCAGTACAAATATGCCATAGTGCCATCTGGCCAGATTATACCGGTATGGAGCAACAACCTGGAGAGAGAGTTTAAAGGGGCATTACGCTGTTATCACGATGTCACAGACAGCGGGCAAGAACTGGACGTCTACGAATACTGGAATGATACGACCTGTCAGGCGTATGCGGTGGAGGCAGGAAGTGTAATTGATACCGGACTGATGCCATATAACTCCTTTACCCTGATTGACACAGAAGGAAACAGTAATCTAGTAAATGAGTTTATGCATGATATCGGCGAGGTGCCATTCTTCCCATTTTTCAACAACAATATCAATACAGGTGACCTGGATAATATAAAGCCTTTGATTGATGTCTACTGCAAAGTATTCAGTGGATTTGTCAACGACCTGGAAGATATCCAGGAAGTTATTTTCGTGCTTACCAACTATGGCGGCGACGATCTGGGCCAGTTCCTCCGGGAACTGAAGGACTACAAAGCAATTCAGATCGAGAACGAAGGTGGAGAGGACAAATCAGGAGTGTCCACCTTAACGATTGAGTTGCCGGTGGAGGCCCGCAAGGAGCTGCTGGCTACGACCCGGAAATGTATTTTTGAACAGGGGCAGGGTATTGATCCGGACCCGCAGAATTTTGGTAACAGCTCAGGGGTGGCCCTGGGCTTTTTATATTCCCTCTTGGAGCTTAAATCCGGCCTGATGGAGACAGAGTTTAAACTGGGCTTTGGCCGGTTTGTCCGCTGTGTCTGCCGGCTGCTGAATATCAAGATCAAAGACGACACAATCGTTCAGACATGGACACGTACCAGTGTCAAGAATGATCTGGAACTCTCCCAGATTGCCCAGCAGTCGAAGGGGGTGATTTCCGATGAGACCATCGTATCAAAGCACCCGTGGGTCGAGGATCCGGAAAAAGAAATGGATATCCTCAATAAGCAGAAGGAAGTAGAAACAGAGGCCCAGCGGGAGATCTCCGAGATGTTCCCTCCTGCGGGTCCGGACGAAAAGGCCCCAGGTGGCAAGGGCGGTGATGAGTAATGGGCTATTGGAAGACACGGCAAGAGGCCATGTACAAAGCCGGAGAGATGCAGGTAAACCAATATTATGCGAAGCTGGAGAAGGCTTTCAACCAGACACGGCGTGAGTTGCAGAAGACAATAGAATCTTTCTACTTCGAATACGCAGAGGAGAATGGACTGTCCTATGCAGCGGCACAGCGCCAGTTATCTAAGGCAGAAATCGGCAATCTGAGAGACTTCATCGATTTGGCCATGGAAAACATCGGAAAGCATAATCAGACTGTCAATAACATGTCTATTAAAGCAAGAATCACCCGATACCAGGCATTGGAGACCCAGGTGGACGCTATGCTCCGTCAGTTGTATGCGGTTGACTACCAGGCTGCGGCAGAGCAGACCATGAAAGAGGTCTATAAGGATACCTATTTTCATACATGGTACAATATCGATCAGTTCCATGGCTTTCACGCTGCATTCGCCCAAGTGGATCCACACGCGGTGGAGAAACTGCTGGAATACCCTTTCAACGGCGCCAGTTTTTCCAGCCGGCTCTGGAAGCAGAAGGATCATCTTCAGGCCCAACTCATGGAATCGCTCACAACCATGATGGTCCAGGGGAAGAGTCCGCAGGCCTTGACCAATGACTTTGCCAAAAAGATGAATGCTAAAAAGTTCGATGCTTACCGGCTGCTCCATACAGAGAGCTCCTTTCTGATGAGCGAGGCCACCCATGCCGGGTACAAAGAGGACGGCGTGGAGAAATATCAGATTCTGGCCACGTTGGACAGTAAGACCTGCGAGATCTGCGGGGAAAAAGACGGTGAGGTCTACGAGGTGGGGAAAGAGATTACTGGCGAGAACATGCCGCCGTTCCACTGTTTTTGCCGCTGTACCGATGTGCCCTATTATGATGATGATCTGACCGGTGAGACACGGGCAGCCAGGGACCCGGAGACAGGGAAGACCGTGGAGGTTCCAGCAGATATGACCTATAAAGAATGGAAACAGAAGTATGCAGAAGATAAAATAGCAGGAAAACAGGAAAAAACAGATTATCTGGTCAGAAATAACAAAGGGGCTGGAAATACAACAAGGGAAAGACTGACGGCCAATGAGGCGATTGCATCAGTTCCGCCAAAGGTACAGGAGCAGATCCATTCAGGCACGGTCATTGATGTCGGCCAGATTGGCTCTAGCCAGTATGACTATACTCGTGATATACTGTATGTAGCAAAAGGAGCGGAAACAGAAGATGTTGTTCATGAAATAGGGCATCTGGTAGAGAATAAGATGATGGACTTCGAGAAAATATCTCAGATCAGGAAAAAGATAATAGGTGAAGTTGATATTTGGGATATAAAAACGGAGACCTATTATGATAATGAAGGAAATCCAGTCGATATATTTCTATTGGAAAAAGATGGGCTTGTATCTCCGTATCAAGGGAGAATATATGCCGAAACGGTATGGGACGCATTTGATAGTGAGGGTAACTTTCGTGATGAATTGATGATGGAGTTTGTGTCAGAGCCGTTCCGGGAATATATTGCAAATCCAGAAATGGTTAAAAGCAAATGTCCAGAGCTCTATGATTTAATTGAGGAGGCGGTGAAATGAGTCTGAAAGAAGAATTGTTAAAAATCACCACATATGAGGAGTTTGACCGACGCAGAGAGGAATTCTGCGGGTTAAAAATGGATGAGGATGTAAAGAGCCATCTCTCCGAGATCTTCCCAAAGTGTTATGCAGGGAAGGAAGAGCTCTATAAGACGCAGCCACAGCCAGGGAAAAAGAAGATCATAGGCCGTTGAGTAAAGAGTGCCAGGGTTATAGATACCCTGGTATTTTATTGAGTGGTGATGTAAGCACCGTTACTAAGTTATTAGCACGCAGGAATCTCCTGGGTGTTATTTTTTCGCCTTTTTTGGTATCCCAGGCGCAAAAGAGGGAGACATCACCGGACACGACCGGGCAACAAGTGAAGATGAATCGAAAGGAGTAAGAGGTCATGAAGAAAGAAGAGTTAGTAGCAAAGGGATTGTCAGAGGAACATGCGCAGATCGCAGTTGACGCATGGAACGAATCTGTGAAAGGTTTTGTACCGAAGGAACGCTTCGATGAGATCAACGGGAAGCTGAAGGAAGCAAATACAACGATCGAGACGCTGAAAAAAGATAACTCGGACAACGAGGAGCTTCAGAAGCAGGTCAAGGAGTATAAGGAGAAGGTGACGGCCCTGGAAACCGCATCGGCCAATACAGTGAAGGAATACGCTTTGAAAGACAAGCTGAAAGAGGCCGGTGTGGTTGATGCTGATTACATCATTTACAAGCAGGGCGGGCTTGACAAGTTCACGTTTGACAAGGACGGGAAGCCGGTCGGAATCGACGATATTGTGAAGCCCCTGAAAGAATCCGCTCCCCATCTGTTTAAGGCAGATCCGGGACCAGACTATAAGCCGGCAGGAGGTGGAACTCCCCCTGCAAAGAATCCATTTGCAAAAGACAGCTTTAACCTGACAGAACAGGGGAAGCTGTTGAAAGAGAATCCGACACAGGCCCAGGCCCTGGCGGCCGCGGCCGGAGTAACCATCAACGTATAAGAAAGGGAATAGGTGATTAAATGCCAGTAACAAGATTATCAGATGTTATCGTACCGGAGCTTTTCACGCCTTATGTCGTGAACCGGACTATGGAGTTATCCGCACTCTTCCAGAGCGGAATTATAACAAATAATGCAGAGTTTGACCGTCTGGCCAGTGAAGCAGCGCCGATCCACCAGATGCCATTTTTCGAGGATCTGAGCGGAGATTCTGAGGACATTATCGAGGATCAGGATCTGACTGCAAAGAAGATCACGTCTAACAAAGATGTATCTACGACAGTCCGCAGGGCTAATATGTGGGCCGCCACAGATTTATCGGCTGCGCTTGCCGGCAGTGACCCGATGGCCGCCATTGGTGATCTGGTAGCGGGGTATTGGGCGAGAGAGTACCAGAAGATTCTGATCCAGGTGCTTTCCGGAGTGTTCGGCAGCTATCAGACTGCAACAGAACCAGCAGAGACCAAAACACCGCTTGCAGACCATATCCTGGACATTTCGGCAGCGGGTTCCGCCGCGGCCCAGAAGATCAGTGCCAGCGCTTTTATTGATGCTTTGCAGCTGCTCGGCGATGCACAGGGACAGCTGACGGCTGTGGCCATGCACAGCGCCACAAAGGCTTTTCTGAAGAAAAATAACCTGATCGACACAGAACGGGATTCTACGGATGTTGAGTTTGATACCTACCAGGGGCGCCGGGTAATTGTGGATGATGGCTGTCCGGTCGCAGATGGCGTATATACACCTATTTGTTTGGCCAGGGGGCAATTGCATTCGGAAATGGTTCTCCCGTCGGCTTTGT